TAAAGAATTTGTTACTTATAGAGCGCCTACAATTAAAGGTGATTGTGGTTCTCCATTGGTTTTGCATAACTCAGCAATTTCTCCTCAGAAAATTGTTGGGATACATGTGGCTGGTAATTCCAATAGACATGGTTTGGCCTGTGTAGTAACTTCAGATGATCTGGAAGCTGCTATATCTGAATTTGTGGAATATAAACCCCAGTCAGGAGACTATTTTTTGCCTTTTGAAGGCAACTTTGATTTTGTTAGAAAATTACCTGTTGCTATTTATGCACCAAAACGTAGTCGTATTATTAAATCGGCGTTATATGAATGTTGGGGACCGTCAAAGACTGATACTGCTAGATTACGTAATGTGTTTTTTAATGGCTTAGAAATTAATCCCAAGTACCAAGCCATAGAACGTTATGGTGGTCCTGAGATTGAAATAGATGGAAAATTGGCCAATTATTGTGCTGACGCTGTTTGGTCTTCTTTGGAGAATACTATTGTTGCCAGTACATATAAAGAGCGTACTGTTATTACCTTTGAAAAAGCTATTTTGGGTGACCCATTTGATGAATATTTTGATAGCATTCCTCGTGCTACCTCAGCAGGTTATCCTTATGTTGCTCATCCTGTCGATGGCTATCGTGGTAAGGAATGGTTTTTTGGTAAAGATATTGTTTACGACCTTGAGACTACTGGATGTAAACAACTTAAGAATGAAGTGCTTATGATCGTCGATTTAGCCTCTAAAGGTCAGCGTTTAGAGCATATTTTCGTTGATGTGTTGAAAGATGAGCGACGTCCGTTGGAAAAAGTTATTTCTGGCAAGACTAGATTAATTAGCAGTGCTCCTTTACCTTTAGTTGTTGCTACAAGAATGTATTTCATGCGTTTTTGTCAATTCATTATGTTATCTAGATTGGATAATGAGATTGCTGTTGGTGTCAATGTTTATTCCGATGAGTGGCACGTCTTAGCAAACATGTTGCAGAAGAAGGGTAAACATTGTGTTGCCGGTGATTTTAAGAATTTCGATGGTAGTGAACAAGTCGTTGTATTAGAGGCCGTTTTGTCAATTATACAAAAGTGGTATGATGGGTCGGCTTTAGAAAATAAAGTGCGACAGGTCCTTTGGGAAGATGTCACTAACTCTAGACATTTATGTGATGATATTGTTTACGATTGGCATAAATCACTTCCTAGTGGGCATCCTGCTACGACTATTATCAATAGTCTATATAATTTGATTTCCTATCGTATGGCTTGGATGTTGCTCGCTGAACCTGATTTGAAGAATATGAAAGCTTTTTCCGAAAATGTTTTTTTGATGGTTTATGGCGATGATAGTGTTGCTAATGTTAGTGCTAATGTGATTAGTTGGTATAACCAACAAACGTTAGTTGTTGCTATGGCGCAACTTGGCCTTGGATATACTGCTGAAACTAAGCAGGGAGAGACTTCTCTTAGTAGAAATTTAGCTGAAATTACTTTTCT